GCCACTCGTACCATTAACGCCTGATGTTCCATCCACTCCAGAAGTTCCGTTTATTCCTGAGGTTCCTGATACACCAGAAGTACCATTTACTCCACTTGTCCCACCAGTTCCATTTGTACCATTGATGCCGCTTGTGCCGGCAGTTCCAGAAGTACCTGAAGTACCTGATGGTGTTTGTGCTATTATAAGGAGTAATTCTTCGTTGTTACCAAATGAATAAGAACCAGTTATGTGTGTAGCTGGGAATTCCCAATATGAATTAGGTCCTTGCTCAACACCAGTACCAAATTGCCACTTTTGAAAGTTTGCTGAGTTATCAAAGTCCTGTAAGATTATTGTTGAACCAGATGGTATCAATCCTAAGAATACATCTATATCTATTCCATCTTTATCTAAGTGAGATATATTAATTTGTGATGATGAAACTTGCGTTGCGTTATTCCAAAGAATGTATGTGTTACCAGGGTTACCTGATATATCATTTGTATTTGCTTTATAATCAAAGAATGTATTTGATTGTCCATCTTGTCCGCTTGTTCCGTTTGAACCATTTGTACCACTAATTCCAGATGTGCCTGCAGTTCCATTCGTACCATCTATACCTGAAGTACCATTAATTCCTGAGGTTCCTGATGTGCCTGAAGAACCTCCACTGCCAGCAGTACCATTTGTACCACTAGTCCCACTTGAGCCGCTTGTACCACTACTTCCTGAAGTTCCTGATGTGCCACTTGTTCCACCACTACCAGCAGTTCCGTTTGTTCCTGCTAATGCAACCAATGACCAAAACGCTGTTTGTATTGCTGGATTTTCATTTATATTATTAATAGCTATGGATATATAAGAACTACCATTAAATGATACTACATCATTTATAGTATATGTTGTTCCACTATTCCAAGCTCCTCTCCATGTAAAGGATGTACCACTTGTACCAGAAGTGCCGCTTGTACCAGAAGTTCCTGAAGAACCTCCACTTCCTGCTGTGCCATTTGTACCTGAAGTTCCTGATGTGCCACTTGAACCTCCGCTACCCGCTGTACCATCCGTACCTGATGTACCTGATGAACCACCACTACCAGCTGTTCCGTTTGTACCTGACGTACCTGATGTACCTGATGAACCTCCACTTCCTGCTGTGCCATCAGTACCACTAGTCCCGCTACTTCCAGAAGTTCCTGAAGTACCTGAAGAGCCTCCACTACCTGCAGTACCATCCGTACCACTTGTGCCGCTTGAACCAGAAGTTCCTGAACTTCCACTTGTACCAGAACTTCCTGAAGAACCTCCACTACCAGCAGTACCATTTGTTCCTGATGTACCTGATGTGCCACTACTACCCGATGAACCACCACTACCAGCAGTTCCATTAGTGCCGCTTGTACCAGAACTTCCTCCACTTCCAGCAGTACCATTTGTTCCTGATGTACCTGATGTGCCAGCAGTACCTGATGTTCCTATTGCTATGAACGAAGATGTTGCTACTAAATTAGAAACGTTACCTACTCCACCTATCCACGCATATCCTTCTCTTAATGAAGCTGTAAAAGCTCCACTTGCTGATATATTTCCGTTTATTGTTTGATTACCTACGAATGTATTTGAACCTGTTGTTGCTAAACCAGATGTGTTAGCGTAAACATTAGCCATTGAACCAGTTACATTAATTGCTAACGTTGGTCCTATGAAATTCATTTGTGTTACACTACCTTGTACTGTTCCTTCATCACTTACTATTATACCACTACCTGATAGTACTAATGCATTTACTTGGTTTTGTACTGATGCAACACTACCTGATAGGGAGGCTGAATCTATATTGTAACTTGATTCATCCACCAACGAATCTATCATATCAGTATTGAATTCTCTTAATACCGTTGGTGTAATAGCACCTACGTTATTATTAGGAAAGCTACTTAGATTTTCAGCTTGTAATTGCGTTTTATTTAATTGAGACATCTCTTTATATATTTATATATGTTTATATATTTCCAATATCAAATCCACTACTAAATCCACTACTGAATGCTCCCCTTCTTATTGGTGCTGATTGGGTTTGACCTATTGTTTGATTAACAAGTGCTCCCTCACAACATTCAACTGTGTATATATCAGTATCCACACACAAACAACCTCTACGTTTGTTTCTACCCGTTGCTCTACCTCTGGTTGGACCGAAGTAAACACCTGAATTCTTTCTTTGGTTTTGATTACTTGCTGGTGTTGGCATGTTATGGATTTTTATAAATTAGACCGATACCCTGTGCGCCCATCGTCTTATCACAACATTTAGTGGAATAAGTGTTTTTATTTCTACACAAACAACCCATTCTATTACCTTTCCTAGGCGAACTTAACGATTGAGTTGGTTCGTTTTTAGGTTTAGGAACTGGATAAGTTTTGAGCTTCATAGGATTACTTTATCTTTTAACAATCTGAAACCAAAAAATAATACATTAAGATGCTTGTATCTTCTTCATCGCTTGCCTGTGCATTAAATCCTCTAATTGTATTTTATCAGCTTGGAATGCTAACCATAGTAAACATTTCTCTAATGGTTCTTTAACCACAGCATCCATCATTAGGATATCGTTTTGTGCCAATTGGATAATTGATGAGTAAGAACGCCACTTTTTTCCAAAATTGATTTGATGCTCCGAGGAAGTTCCGTCAATTCCATCAAAGAGTTCAGGGTATCTTTCTGCAAGTCCTCTAGTAAACTCTTGAAAAAAAAAAGTGCTCCAAAGTGTACATCCATACCTACATCCATAAACTTTTCTGGATATAATTCACCATCATATACCTTTGTATCGTATAGTGCTCCTTGCTTCTTTATAACAGGTCTATATAGGATACTCATAATCTCAGCCCACTTCTCATCTACACCAATGGTTTCGTACTTAGATATATCCACATAAGCACCATAGGCCATATTAGATAGGTTAGGTTCAAATCCATATTCCACACCATCTATTGTGATGTATCGTTTTAGAGGATGTTCAGCTTTATTAAAGAATCCTTCCAAATCCTTTTTAATTGAAACGTAGGTATCTATATCCATTTGGTTTAGATATTGTACTGGGAATTTACATAGGTGATGGAATAGACAAGCTGTAATTGCTTCAGGCTCATCCTTATATGTTTCCATATCTTTTCTTAATGCTAAGTAATCTTTAAGTGTTACTGCTTCCCAACTTGTAGGTACTTTTAATTTTATCTCTTGCTTCATATTATTTTCTCTTAAATAGTTTTACATAGTGTGAATTTATTCCATCTCCATCTGAATATATCTCATCATGTGTTACGCTAATCCAATCTAATAGCTCTACACCTAAATCATTGAATTGAAACAACCAATTATGGAATTCACCTGTAATGTATTTAATCTTGCTTAAATCCTTTTTGTATAGGAAATCAAATTCAGAGCCTTCTATATCAATCTTTAGTAAACCTATTTCAGATGGTGGCAATGTTGGCATCTTCCAATCATATATGGATATTCTTTTAATCAATTCTTCTAATGACATTGTTTCTACTTCTTCATATTCTTCACTTCTATATCCGTGATTGTTTGCATCATTAACAAATCCAGTTATACCAAAGTTTCCTGAGTTAGTATCGTTATCTCCATCTCCCATATACTTTCTCAATTGTACATGCTTTCCACTTTCTTTAGTAAGAGCTTTGTGTAAGACACCAAAGTGATGATGCTTTTTATATTCTTCTACGTTATATGAAGATGCATCTATTGCAATCAATCTATTAAATCTATATTTGAATGCTTGTGTGAATCCACCTACATTACATCCAGCATCTATTACCAATTCATTAGGTTCTATATCTACTAAATGCATTGGGTATTCTCTAGCACATTCATTGGTTATCCTTTCAAACCATTCTAATCCTTGGTTATTAGCAATTAACTTTTCTACTTTCATATTATGATTTATTTGATTTAGGTGTTGTTATTACTTTACCTTCAGGTACTGCCCATTGTTCAGGGTTGATTAGTTCTCCTACCATTTCAAATTCAGCTGATTGTACTGGTATGTTTGTTATATCCACTGTATTGATTTGTCTTTCCAATACTGTCCTCAACTTATTTGTAGCAGAGTTTCTTTGTTGTACAGTTGCAGCTAGATATGCTTTAGAAGCTTTTAGTTCTTCCATTATCTTAGCATTCTCAGTTTCCAAATGATTAATGTATGCTGCCATTTCCATTACTTGTTCTTCACCTATTAAGGCTTCACCTATTTTAAGGTATTGTTTATCTTCCATATATTTCGTTTTATCGTACTCTAATTACATATTTTCCTTTAGCTGTTGCTACATTACTCAATCTCATCATTGCTGCATAGCGAGCAGCATCAATAGCGTGGTTGTTAAAATCAATCGGTCTATCCAATTGCTTACCGAACCTATCCGTTTCCCATTCGTATCCATAGAACTCATTTACTAAGTTCTGACATGTACGTGGTATATTGATTGAATAGTTTTGTAGAACCTGAATACCAAAGTTAATACTATCCTTTCCTTTTACTACCGGTCTTATATTAAATCCTAATCGATATAGTTCTTCTATCAATCTTGGTTCTGCACTATCTGCCCATATCTCCCATCGGTTATCACCAATTAAGTTTCGTAATTTAGCTGCAATATCGTTTGTTACCAATCCTCTCTCATAGCAATTCTCAATAAGGTATATCTCTCTATCCTTTTTGAATAGTGATACAATAGCAGTGGCGTCATTGCTGTACCCAAAATCGACACCTATACACACAAACTCTGCATCATCAGGAACCCAATCTATTACGTTAAATGTGAATACAGCTTTATCGTTTTGTACGAATTCACCTAATCCGTATGTTCTCCATGCTTTAGGGTTTGTTCTTTCTAGGGCTTTAATAGCACTTACTACTTCCTTCTCTAAGTAAGGATTGTTCTTAAATGTAGTGAAATAGGTTGTACAATCTTCTATACTTCTAATCCAATGGTGTGGGCTAATAGTAGGGTTTAGTGATAGGATGATAGGACCTGTACAACGTATTCTTAGCTGAAACCAAGACTCCTCATCTATTTCGTTAGCTTCTTCCAACCATAAAATTGATGATTTGAGACCTCTTAGTTTCTCTGGATTGTCAGTTGATATGAATGATATTGTAGAGCCTGTATAGAATGAATAAATTCTATCCGTTTGATTGAAATCGGTTGAGTTCCATAATTCCAATCCAGTCATTATATCTTCGAAATCTTTTACAATAGTTCTTTTTAAGCTAGGTATTGTTTTACGAACTATCACTACATCTTCTTTACCTTCCAAGCACTTTACTATTATCCATTGTAATAATGCGTATGATTTGCCTGAACGAGTACCACCATAATGTATTGTTGTACGGGTTGGTGAATCGTTTTGGTTTTGGTATGTTACCGTTGTATTAATTTCCAGATTCATCTATGCTCTTTTGTGTAATGTTTACTGATATCTGCTGAATCTTTTGTTCTACTTCAGCTTTCATTTCAGTTCTACTCAACTTAGGTAGTGTGAACTCCATTAGCTTTAGGGCTAATTCAATAGCTCTTTCAGGATCTTTCTTCTTAATCTTTTCTAAATCGGTTGATAGAGTATTGAGGGTATTATCAATTGCACGAGCAATAGTAACCTTCATCATTTCAGTTGAACGATTTACAGCTCCTTTTGGTCTACCTTTACTTAGTTTATTTCCTTTTTCAAATGCCATTGTTATTTGGTGTTATTTAAACTCA